ACACTCGTTCTGGTGAACGAGAACCGCAGCGAGAATATCGCCGCGGAAGGTGCGGTCAATGGAGATGGCAGCAAAGACTGGGGATGCTTCCAGATAAACGATCGATGGCACCCCGCATATTTTGCAGAGGGTGACTGGAAGGACCCAGTCTGGGCGGCACAGTACGCGCTGAAGATCTATGAAGGTCGTCAGCAAAGTGAAGGCAACGGATGGCGTGCATGGTATGCAGTGCAAGGCATCCTGTGGTAGAATGAGCTCAGCTTCAGGCGATGCCCACCCTTGCCTGAAGTCCGAAAAGAGAGTACCTCGCAGGCTCTCTTTTTTCGTGGTATCATATTCATCAAGGCAGACCGCCCCACATCACTCGAGATCGGAGCATTAAATGAAAAGGGCCATGAGCCGCAAGGATCTCCTGGAGATCGAGCTGACGTAGGAGGTGATCCGCATCTGCCGCTGCAGGCTTACGCAGCACATCGCTTGATCTTCCTACTCCGTTGATCAATCGACGTCTGGCCCACGACACGGGCTCTTTTCTTTGAGATAATAAATGACGTGTCAGTATAATCACACACAACAAAAAGCCCCTGGTATTGAGCCAGGGGCATTGTGTTTTTGTGGACTCTACTTCTTTGACTGAGTGAAGTGGCTGAGTCCGAATAGACCTGCAATAGTTCCGAAGAACGTGCCGACTATTGTGATCACCTGGATGGCCAGGTTTGGCGCGACAACGCCGTACACTGCGAGCAACTGGTAGACCAGCGTCACCGTCGGTGTTCCGATGCCAGCGAGCAAGTACACAACGAGGCGAACTTGATCTGGGATCGTCGGCTTCCAGCCATTCACGATCATCAATGCTCCAGCTTCCTGGAGTGCCTTCAGCTCATCAGCTGATAGGCCTTTTACTTCTGGGACAACGGGTGTCTCAGGGGTTGGTGTAGGTGTTGGCACGGGCTCTTCTCCTTCTCCTGGCGTTGGCTCAGGTGTTGGTTCAACTGGAGTCTCTGGCTCTGGTTGAGGGGTTGGTTCTGGCTCAGGTGTTGGCGTTGGTGTGGGATCTGGTGTCGGAGTTGGTACAGGTGCTTCGACCACTTCCTCGAGATCCACTTCGTTGATACCGTTCGTCGCAGTCGGTGATCCGTCAGAGGCTGCATCACCGAATGAGTACGCTGTCATCATATAGGCACGACCTGTTTTGTAGATCGCCTTCCCCGCTATGTCGATGAGGTCTCCAGCTGCGAACGACTTGATCGCTTGCATCGATGCCTGGCTGTCGGCGTCGAAGTTCCAGAGGTTAGCGTTGCGGATGAAGCGGTATCGTTTCGGAGTGATCGCTTCGTATCGCTGCACGTTGGCCGTCGGCTGTGGAGTCGGTGTCGGCGCAGGCGCAGGATCTGTGTTGATCAGATCGATAATGTGATCACGTTGTTCCATGATCCGAGCAGGACACTCTGTTGAGGTGTCGGTCACTTCGCGGTGGCCATATACCATCGTCGCTCCACCGAGCTGTCGATCGCGGCCGCGCCAGAAGTTAGCGATGACCTGACAAGCCTGTTCGCTCAGGCCATAGTTTCGATAGTCTCCGAGGTTCTCAATACCGATTGATGACTGGTTCGTTGGCCAGTTTCCCGCGTGCCAGGTGATCTGACCCCAGATGTCCTGGACGAGTTCGACGAGACGATAGCCCGCAGCACGTTCTGCAGGTGTTGCATCAGGAGTGGCATCGGTCACAACTTGCCCAGCGAGATGAGCTTGTGAGTATGATCGGCCGCCTGTGTATGGGTTGATCAGTCCTGACCAGTTGGCAGGGTTCGAGCCATATGCTCGAGCATAGCCATTATTAGAGAACCACTCGGCGAGTTGAGCCTTCGACTTCTCTGACCATAGTGGAGTGACAGCATGGTGCAGGACCAGCTTATTGACAGTTGTTCGTGAAGCATCAGCCATTTTGGGCCTCTGTCTTCCCTGGCAAGTTCTTCCACACCGCTTCAGGGATCACACCCTGTCCGTGTTCCTCGAATGTCTTGCCCTCTTTTTCCTGTGCCGCGAGCTTGCGGGCCACAGCACCCTTCGATTGCCGAAGAGTCTTTTTGATGATGGTCTTGTCTGGTGCGCTTGCCATATCTAGTTCTCCTTTAATGCTTTAATTATACGCTTAATGCCGAAGTATGTACCGATCGCCAGTAGCGTTCCGATAAATGATCCGACTACAGCACCACTCACCCAGTAGATGAGCCAGAGCTGCCATAGTGCTTCGCCGATGTCCATGAAGTTGGTCTCCTTTTTAATATGGTTATGGTCTGATAATACCATTGACCAGGCCACGAGCGCCACCCAGAATGTCGTTCACCGTGCCGACAATGCTGTCCAGAACAGATGGTGGCTGTGGTGTTGTTGTATTATCGTCATCATCATCGCCATCGCCTGATGACTCATTCTCTTGCTGCGCGACACCAGCCTGGGCTTTCGGGATCACGGCCACGGTCGAGTCAGTTGCGGCGGATCCAGTGGTGTCTACACTGCTTGTCTCGTCCAGCGGTGGAAGGATCTTCAGCATTTGAGATCGATCACAGTCACCTGCTCGATCGCGGCAGTTATAACTGTCATAGACGTATGTCGTCAGACCATCATCGACGCCGTCGCTGTCACGATAGTCACCCAGTCCGAACAGGGTGAATTGTTTGTGGACCTTCGGGTAGGTTGCAGCGTTTCGCAGGTAGCAATAATTCCCATAGACTTCAGGCGGCACCTGGTCGCCGTCTGCAGGGATGAGCTTGATATAGATGGTGGTGTCGATCGGTCCTTCAGGCGAGCTCCTGGACGGGCTTTCAAGAGAGATGGTTGTATAGCTGCCACCTCCGACTTCGCAGACAAGCGTGCGCCTACTCGTGGCGTCCAGGCTGGTGTTCTTCGTAGCGGTGAAGTGATAGCTGATCTGGTCTCCGACTCGAGCTTCAGGTGTGAGCTTCGTGATCTTCGGGTTCTCGAGCTGTGGTGGTGGAGTTGGCTCGGCAAAATACTGGAAGAGGTTGGCCGCTAGAAGCAAAATGACTGCAGCGAACAGCGTCCTCTTGATGACTTTTATAATGCGGCTGCTCTTTTGTTTCATAGCTTGGACCCTCCTCATGGGTTGATCGCCTGTAAAAGGTTTTTGAACAATCCGCCGCCAGTTAATAGCTGCAGCAGAACGAACGCGACAACGAGGTAGAATATGACCAGACCGAGATCGACAGCACGATCTCCGATCTTCACACGGAGCCTGGCAAAGAATGTGTTCTTCTCTGCAGACGCCGCAGCCTGCAGCTCTTTGATCCATTTGTCATGATCGGCAAGCTCTGCCGTGATGCCAGTGTGTACCTCAGCATGAGCTTTCACATAAGCATCGAGTGCTTCAGGCGTAACGAACCGCTGGTTGCGGAGCACGTCATTCATCGCCTCGAGCGTCTTCTTCGTCTCCTTCTGAGACTCTTTTTGATCATCAACAGATCCCTTCACATATTGAAGGTCCTGACCGAAGAGTGCCACCTTCTTGTCGAGATCGGTGATCAGTTTTCGGTCTGCGGCGTTGAGCCTAGTCGCTGACTGGTTGTCGCCCGCCATAAGGATCAGCCCTTGATGTTGTCTTCCGCCCAGGTGTCGGCGAGAGTTAGGTTTCCATCTTTGAGCTCTTGCTCAATATATTTCACGGCTTGAGCGTCAGCATCCTTCTGCTCTGTGGCCTCGAAGTTGAGGTTGTAGCCGAGCTGTGGAATGGCGAAGTTATATGTCTCACCTTCCACCGACTTGTTTGCGACGTGGCTGATGATTTTTGTCGCTAGTGGTTTGAATGTTTTAGTCATTATACGATCCCCGTTGCTTCATAAGTAAATGCCCATCGTTCGCCAGCACCGAAGGCGCCACCGAGAGGTGTTGATATTGCTGCCGTGAACTGGCTGGTTGAAGGCAGCAACGCAGCGATCAGCATCGGACCGAACTGGTTGTTCAGGTCACTCAGCTGTGCAGGGTCAGCTCCAGTCCTCACACCATTAAGGGTGATCTGCAGCGAGAGCAGCTTTGTGAATGTTTTAGGGAATGTGACCACCTTCGTGATTGCACCTGACCCACCTGGCGTGGTGATAAAGTCGAAGCCAGTTTGCTTGATCACGTTGTTGTTGTTTGAGGTGACAGCGGCTTCTTTGCCCAGGACACCATTGAAGCGAAGATAGCCATCACTCGTATAGCTTGCGGGCATCATCGTGAAGCCATAAGGCGCTTCTAGTGTCGAATAGACTGGAGTGCTGATCGCCTCGTTGTTGAGTGTGAAGCTGCCGAAGAAGATGCTCAGCGTGGTGGCAGTGACGGCGATAATATAGCCGTACTTCGTACCACCTGTGGTTTGTGAGATGCGGTATTTCATACCGACAGAATACTTTGTCGTGGCGTTGGTCGGAACTGTGACAACTCCGATCTTCGTGGTCGAGCTGTAGCTGCTGAAGCTGTGGCTCTCACCAGTGGCTTGCCATCCGAAGTCTGGTGCTCCTGTCAAGTTCTTCACACTGATGCGCTTTGACTGACCTGCCGACGTATCGACGATGGTCAGATAGTCATCCTGTGCAACGATCAGAAGCTCGGTGAGTTGTGAGTTTCGTTTTGCCATTATTTTCTATTCTCCTTGTGTTTAATATACCACTTCACCGCTATGATGGCGAGACTGGGTTGTTCTCTTGTTCTTGCTGATCCAGGTTTCGTTTGATGTCCTCGATGCGCTTCGTGACTTTCGCTGGAAGGGTCTCGAGGTTTCCGCTGATTGTCTCTGTATTATACGTTCGACTCATCAGCTGCAGGCTGATCTGATCGACGAAGTTGCCGAAGCCTGAGTAGGCGATGAGCTCTCCGACGTTCACGTCTTCGATCGGGAAGTCTGTGTTGCCCAGGGTGATCGTTCCTGAGTAGAGTGGGCCGTTGCCTCGATCGATTGCTACCGACGCCAGGAGCCTGGCTGTGGCATCGATGACGACGCGGTTGTCCGATAGTTTCGCCAGGCCGCGGCGCCACTGAGAGATTGATCCAGGATCAGTCACTCGGATGAAAAGGTTCACGTCTGGCGTCACCTGGCCACCGCTGAAGAAGACGTCGTTGATGATCTTCTCGATCGAACGCTTCAGCTTGAACTTCACGATGTTGTTGCCGAGCGTTGCTGTGTGCGACGAAGTTGTCGGCCGAGGGAAGATGCTCAGGCGATTGGTACCGAAGTCGTATCGATAAGCCCAGTCGGTCGGCAGTAGTTGCAGCGCCTTGTCCAGGGCCTCCTTGATCGTGTTGCCCTTAAAGGTATAGCTGACGGTGGTGTATGTCGGCGGCATATCTTCGAGCTCATATCGGATCTTGGCACCTTGAGTCTGAGCGTAGTCGATGATGTTTCGGAAGATGTTGGTCGGATCCATCGAGTTCATAGGGACCGTCGTGTTGCCGCCCTGCTCCCATAGTGTGAAGATCAGATCGACTCCAGTGTTCACGGTCCAGGCACCGAACTTGCCAGCCCTGTAGTATTCAGCGCCGCCCGCATAGCCGCCACCTGTTTCCAGAGTGATCGGGTAGGTGACGTTCCCTCCTGTTTTATTTTCACTACTATCGAAGATCAGGCAGTATGTCCCTGCAGGAAGGGTGAGCGGTACGCTGAAGACGGCGTTGATCGTGGCGTCTGTGGTACTTGTTACATCAACGAATGTCGAGTCAATCAAAGAGCCGAGAGCTGTCGGAGTGCCGTTGTATAGAGAGACGCCCAGCCGAGGGAAGCTCGTCGTGTTCAGGCCACCCCATCGGCGTCCGACGAGTGTAACACGGGACACCTTCTTTTGTGATGCAAGGGTGAATGTCTGGGCGTGTTCGACGTAGTCATAAGGACCAGCGCCAGCGAGGCCGATCTCACCAGTCGGCGTGTCGGATACCACGAGAGGTGTGTCGGGGGTCATGAGTGGAATGTGGTTGAGCTCGTTGCTTGTGCTGAGGATGTTCACCTTCACGTCGTCAGACTCGCCCCAGTCGGCTTCCCAGCTGGAGATATAACCGTCGAACATATCGCGGCCAGATGGACCCTGAGACTCGAGCAGCACTACCTGATCGTCCTCATACAGAAGCGGCTCGCCGTCTTCAGCGAGCTCTTCTTCATATTGCCCATAGTAGACACTCATCTTGTAGTCCAGGTTCAGATCGAGATCCGAGCCTTCTCCCAGTCCGATGCTCGCGGCAAGGTCCAGGAGGATCGACTCATCGTTCTCATATACAAGTTCCGTGGTGCCGTCTTCATCGACTGATGTATCAACGATCGGGAACTCGGATGTGTCGGTTCGAGCCATCGTCAGAGAGGCGTTTGCCAGTGGGTTGTTCAACTGCTCGGTCCATGTCATCTCGGTTGCGACATCGTTCCACTCGCCGACGAGCAACCCAGTGCTGTGATCATAAACTCGGTGACGGATGTCTTTTGTTGGATCAGGTGGGTTCAACTGGCCGACAACGAAGACGCCTCCTCCAGCTTTGCCGTTTGCTTTGACAGTCGGTGCCCAGGTATAGGTGATCTGAACGGTGACGTCATAAAGTCGAGGCTGGATCGAGCCACCACCTGCCGACTCAGAAGCGTGATAGAGTCGGACCTGAACACCGTTGATGACGGCGTCGCTCGGCAGATTGAAGTTGAAGCCGCCGACCACCAGATAGGCTGACTCGGTTGTCTTCACGCCACTGACGTTCTTGCCATATGCGATAGCGAAGCCGAAGTCTCGATCGTTCACGTCTGCAGGAGTGAGTGTCGTGCTCCATAGATCTGCAGTTCCACCATACGTCTGATAAGCAAGGCCCAGGATCGACTCGTCGGCCGCTTTGTTCACAGCCTCGTTAATCACTCCAGCCTTCACCATGCTCACGCGTCTGACGATACCGATCTCTCCACCATAGGTATAGATAGGCGCTGCAGCATAACCGCCAGCAGCGTCTTGAACAGCGGCCACGTTGTCCCAGAGAAGAGGTCCATCACTGACTCCGTCCTGGTTATATGATCGGGTTGGTAGAGTGTACGTCAGAGTCGCCATGGCTTACTCCTCCGTGATCACTATGTTGCCGCTTGCGATAGTGAACGTCTGCCCTGCAGTTATTACTTGAGGGATGTCGAAGTTGCCGAAGTACATCAAGTTACCGCCGCTTGCAGCGTCTCTCAGGCCCCAGTATGCGACAGTGGTCGCGGGCATATTGGTGAAGTTCTCGGCCGTGTTGCTGGCTGCAGATCCACCTGACTCGGCGGCGAAGCTCAGAAGCTGCCTGGCGTATGATCCACCAGCGACTTCGGTTCCTGTGTCGGCGACGGTTGGATCGGTGGTGTAGAGCGCGAGATATAAGTTCGCTGGCATAGTGAAGGACGCCTGGCCTTTGACGTGCTGGACGAACTTGCTCTTCAGGTAGTTTGACTTCTTGCTTGCCATTATAGGAACCTCCTCGGCGCCACGCCTTTGATGTGCAGAGTCCTGGACGTTGCCAGGTCGCTGATCTCGAATGTACCTGCGCCAGGGATCCACGCTGGGAATTGACCGTCGGGTGAGATGAGCTGAGTGCCGATGAAGACTCTGCGGTTTAATGTGTCTATGTTTATAATATCACCGTTCTTGAAGGTCCTGGTGATCTCGAGCAGCTGCGAGGTTGCAGGGTTGCCGAAGACGATCGTCGTGTCGGCATCGTTCGGGTTGATCGATGTGACTGTGATGTCGATGATCGGGTAGCCTGGGTATGTTCCACCGACAACGAATGGGATCGAGTTGGTGGCTGCAGTGACGTCCATATCGAACCAGGTGTCGCTGACTCCATCGAGTCCGAATGGCTGCTCGCTGAAGAGCTCAGCGGACCAGGTCGCATAAGTGACTTGAGTCTCATCCCTGGAGATGTTGAGGTTTCGCATTTTGACTTTGTCGTATGTCAGCAGAGAGCCATCTTCGTTGATGACGAATGAGCTCTTCGGGACGAGCAGGAGTGACTTCAGCTGATTGATTGCAGCACGAAGGTTGAGACCAGAGTCGGCCTTCACATAGCCAGAGATGTTGATCGTGCGGCTGTTGAACTTCTCGAATATGAGAACAGATCCATCACGCCTGGCCAGCTCGATTATCTTTGAGGTCTTCGATGGTGCTGAAAAGGCATCGGTCTCCGTAACGGTGAAGGCTCCGACGCTCAGATCTACTCCTGCAAAACTCATCCCTATCATGTTGGCTGTCCTAACTGTGCGAGCTCAGAGTCGCGGTTAATTCTGTCATAGAAGCGATCAACTGCATCCGCTGAGTCGAAGTGCATCTCTCCATAGAAGTTGTTGGTGTTGCCGCCCATGGCTTTGCTGTCCTTATTAGAATACACCTGAGCTCCTGGTGGAAGCCATACATTTTCGCGGCCTTGCTCACCGACAGTGGCCCAGCCTCCGCCCCAGTTGTCCGTTCCTGTTGCCAGGCGAGGGAAGCTGAGTCGGCCGAGCTTGCCGATACTGACTCCAGGGATCTTGTTCACGAGGTCGATCGCGCCGTTGATCAGGTCGATGAAGCCGTTCACGGTGTTCTCTGCGATGCTGATGATGCCATTGATTGCACCCTTCACACCACCTCCGACGGCGTTTGCGACAGCCTGGCCCATGCCAGTGAAGATCCCCATGACGGAGTTCCATATACCGCGGAAGAAGCCGCCGATGCCGCTGAAGATATTGACGATATTGTTCCAGGCGTTTTGGAACATCTGCTGGAAGAACTGGCCGACGACAGCGAAGACCGCGACTGTCTCGTTCCACCTATCACGGAACCAGTTGCCGATCGATCCGAAGGCCGAGACGACAGCGTTCCAGGCTGAGGCGAAGGCGTTTCCGATGGCTATGCCCGCCTCGATCACCCATGTCACGAGCTGCACGATCGCCTGGATCAACCCCGCGATGAAGTTCACCAGCGCGACGATCACCTGGATGACGATGTTGAGTACGTTCACGAAGAGCCAGATGGCCACAACGAGGATGCCTCCGATAATTGCACCGATAATCTGAAGCGCAGGCAGCAGGATCGGCGAGATGATCTCCCACAGATTGAGCAGTGCTGGCCATAGCTTGTTTGCGATGGTGTCCCAGAGTGACTGTAGTGGAGGAAGGAGGAAGTCGAACGCCATCTTCAGGCCATCGAGGGCCTTCTTCCCAGTATCCTGGAGGAAGTCAAAGAGCTGCCGAGCGACGCCCGCCACCTGTTCGATGAAGCCGATGAAGCCATCTGATGTGACGTCAGGATCCTGGAAGGCTTCGATGAAGACGTTCCATGCCAGCTTCAGCTGATCCATGATGCCGCCGACAACCTCCATG